TTGCATAGGATCTACTAAAGTTACTATTACGATTGACTAGACTTTGGCTGCTAGTTTTATTAGTATTACCAGTAAGAGCCTTTGCTGTTCCTGTAGTTCCGCAATTTCGTACAGGAAGCTCTACAACATCTAGCACATCTGAATCAATAATTAATGAAACAATCACGAGCCATCAATATCGCACAGGATACTCCTATTCAGCATCAGGACATAATATCAAATCTGAAACGGGATATATCAACCCTACTCCTACGACTACGAATGAACAAACAGTCGGAGGAATAAATTTTAGTTGGACTTCACCAAACTTAGAAGCTATACCTCGTTGGGGAATCGTAAACGATGGAGCAGCATTTTCTCTACAAGAAACGCTAATTACTCCAGGGCTAGATACAACAACAACCATAACTCGTCAAATAACTACAAGCACAACCACAGAAACTACAACTACATTTGGGCAATAGCTCTAATCCTTTGTCCTGCAAGGGTTCTGGCTAATACAACAGTAGCTTCTCCTTCATCAAACGCTCAAGGTGTTGTAAATAATAATGCAACGATGATAACTCCATCAGCTATGCCATCTTACAGAATGAGTCAGGGGATAGTTTGTGCTTCTCCTAGTCTTACAATTACACCGTATGTAACAGATAGTTGGTCTTTCGCACGACCCAAAGAATATATTACGAGGACACCTATTTATGATGAAGATACTGGAGAGATCAAATACTATTCAGAGATACCTAGATTTGAAAAAGATAATTTCAATCTAAATTATGGAATATCTGCACAATTCAATATTCCACTGGGTAAGTCTCCAGCCCTTTGCCATGAAGCGACCCAAGTAAACATAGAAGCTCAAAAATTATTAATTAAGAAAACTAAAATGGAAATCAGTCTCTATCGTTTAGAACAATGTGCAAAACAGGCGAAATTAGGTGTTACCTTCAAACCTAATACTCCTAGTGCTATTACCTGTGAAGATATTGTTGTTAATATTCCACCAAATCAAGTTATCCCACATACTCACGAATTAAAATAGACAAGCTACGGGTTGTTCACTTGTCTGTTCAAACAAAGAAAAACAATTCTTCGCCTCATCTTTCTGCCGATAATTAATCTCCGACAATAATTATCAGAAGGTAGAGTTTAAGGCTATTACCCGATCAAGTCGGAGGACTAGCCACTAAGAATTGAAATCCTTATGTTTAGTACAAGGGATAATAGAAAGGCAGTGATTCGTGGCAGACGAAGTGCTTCCAAATATGCCGTACTCTCCTTGTATTAATTATTTTACATCTTTTTTCTTCTTGGTCAACTTAGTTACGACTTGTTTAACTATTGGCCGTACAAGCTGAAGTACCAATGGAGCAGAAGCACCAACCAAAGCAAGGCTAAAAACCCCAACAAACTGTGGAGCAGAAGGAATGTATTGTTCTTTCCACTCAACTGCTTCATAAAGAGTTATACACTCACTTCCATCTTGCCCTCTTTCATGTCCGATGACACGTTCCAGCTTTTTATCGTTACGAAAGTCTCCTACCCTCTGGTCATTTTTACCAGGGCAAGGAGGAAAAGGTGGTGGGGGTGGTTCAGGTAAGTCAGGAATTTTTGGCTGCTCTGTTTCTGGTAAGGGTGGTGGTTCGTTTTCGACAGGTGCTTCTTCTGTAATGACAAGATTCTCAGGTGTATAGTCAAGAGGAACAAAACCAGGGAACGGAAAATCACACGTTGTAAATACACCATTTGGATCTTCCAACAATAAATTACGATTACCAGTATTTTTTATATCACGATGCTGGTAAGTACAACCAGGAACATTAATCTCAGGTGGTTTTGCTATTTTTAAATAGTGAGGGTTATAAGGATCTGGTACGTTTGGAATATAGATTTCAGGGATACTTATATTAGGTATTTCCAATTATATTTTCAATTTGTTCATTGTTGGTGGTACGGGTAAAGATGGGCCAGTAAGATCAGGTAATCCCTTTTCTAATACTTTGGGCATCATTCCTTGTACATTGCCAAGGATTTCATTCATAACCCTAGATTTGAATTGCTCTGAAGTTACATACTTGTAACCAAGGTACGCTCCACCACTCATAGAAGCTACCATTAAGAATGAGATAATACTCAATACGTTTGCAATTTTTTGAAACATGATTAAAGAAGCATTAATAAAGGCTTTAGCACCTATTTCTGTGATGGTGCTGCTTTTGATTCTTGGACTGGCTCCGCTTTATCTAATTGCTGGGATTCTTGTTCGATCTTCTTCAGTAACATCTCCTTCGCCTGTATCCCACCCTCAATCATCAAAATAGTTTTTGCCTCTTCTTCTAATACTTTTTGTGCTTGATTTCTAGTTTGAATATGTTTTGCTAGTTCTTCTTTCCATTGAACTAATTGTTTTTCAATGATTGCTTTCATAATTTTTAAAAATATTAACTATATTGTGACATTAAAATTAAAATTATGCACTAATTTCAATTGCTGTAAGAGATGCTGTATTACCTCTATATGACCAATAAGCAGTTCCACCACCCCAATTACGAATATAAACTTGATAAGTAATACCACTAGCGTAGTTTGAACCAGCAGTGTCAAGAAATTGAAAACTACTTGTACCTTCAACGTTGTTTGAGTCACCTTCACCCCAGAATGTAGCAATGTAATCTGAAGCTACGTTTGAATATGAACCGCTACCCTCTTGTTTGTACAATGCAATTCTACCTCCATTAGCACCTGTATTTATTGTTGTACCAGAAGCCATTATTAATATTTTACTGTTTGCACTAGCTATGTTAGACACAGTTACATAATGACCTGTTGCGGTGTAAGAAGAGCTACTTGTTGAAAATGCACTAGAAAGACGGGAGTTGACAACTTGTAAAACTTTACCTACACCGGAAACACCGGAAAGATTAGTTAGGTTTGACCCATCTCCATAAAGAGTATCTGCATATATATTTGCTACACGAATTGCTGACGTACCAATGTCATAAGTACTATCAGCACTAGGTACAAGCTTACCAGTATCGTAAATATACCATCTAACTGCATTGTTAGTGGCAAAGTCTATACTACTATTTTTATAATTTCTTAATTCTAAAGCACCAGCAGTAGTATGACCTACAGAAGCATAATCACTGCCAGACGCATCTCCGTTAGAATCACCATCTAAAATAAGATAAGCACCACCAGCATCGGTAGATCCAGCAATAAGATTAACCTGTCCAGTACCTTGACTTATCAATCCATCAGTACGTGTTGCAAGCTTTTTAGAGTTGTCGTAATATAGCTCTACTGCTCCGTCACCATTGCAGATGATCATGTTCTCACCACTATGCTCTATCCAGATATCGCTATTACTAGCTATTCTTAAAGCACCTGTACCCTCATCTTTAATATACGAATTTGATCCATCGTGATAAAGTTGTAAATCTTCACCTGATCCAGCAATAAATTTAACATTATCATAGGCATGAAAATTACCGCCTGATTCTATCTTTGCTGTTCCAGAAACCTGAACACCGTATGAGTATGTCTCAAATTTTTTACCGTCATCATAAAACAAGCTAACTGCTCCATTTTCATCAGCAGTTATCATATTTTCACTATCAGCAGCATTATTAACCCTAAAACCATTAGTATTTAAAACTAATTGCCCTGTACCAGTATCTTTTATAAAGCTGTGTGACCCTGAATGATAAATCTCTAGATCATTTGAATCTCCTAAGTAAATTTTGGCGTCATCAGTTCCATACAAATAGCCAGTAAATTTATTTCCACCATTTAAAGTTTCAAATGTCTTAGTGCCGTTATAATTTAGCTCAACAGCACCACTTTCAGTAGCAACAAGCATACTTGCACTCATTGCTACATTTGTAAATTGAACTATGCTACCAGAAAGGAGTAAATTTCCTTGACCAGAATCTTGAATAACTGAATGTGTACCATTATGGTACATCTTCATATCTGAACTATTACCAAACACAATACTGTTGGTAGTACCATTACTGTCAGGTAATGTAATTTTATTGCCGTTAGTATCTAAGTCACCGCCTAGCTGTGGTGATGTATCAGATACTAAGTCTGTGTTAATACCTGTAAGGTTTGCTCCGCTAATTGCAGGTAAAGTTGCAGGGAATCTAGCGTCAGGTATAGTTCCTTCTCCAAGATCATTAGCATCAAGTGAAGCATATTCCGCTTGACCTATCGCAGTCGAACCCGATCCAGAAATACTTTTTATTTTTAAATATTTATCAGCAGCAATTTGGTTATCAGGAAATATAAGTGTATAAGATTGTGACGCACTATGAGCAGGTGATACTAATTTAATACCATGACTTTGTGCTGAACAATTTAATTGCAAAGCACCATCATTTCCTCCAGCACCTCTGATTTCAACAACTCCAGTGCCGTTTGGTTCGATTTTTACATTGCCATTACTTGTTGCAGTTGTTATTTTGCTTGATTGAACGTCTAAATCGCCTCCAAGTTGAGGTGATGTGTCCTGTACTATATCTATAGTTTCATATGAAGGATCTTGTCCATTATTTGCCCGTAAAAATTTGCCATCATTACTAGATGTTCCAGTAGTAATATTTGAAAGTGTTGTATTAAGAGCAGATACGTCTACACCGTCCACTGTTCCTGTAACTGTAATGCTTCCTGTTACGTCAACCCCACTAGAAACATCTAAATTACCCGTAACACTAGCTCCACCACTTGTAGTTTCAAATACTTTTACACCCGTATAATAAAGTTCAACACCTGCATCATTTGTAAATTTAGCAGTATTTGTAAAAGTCGAAGTGGAACCCTTATAGTAAAGAAGACCTAAAACCCCATCAGTGTATGCTGTAAATTTCCACCTATCTTGAGGGTCATCTCCTTCATCAGCATAAAGAAATAAATTAGCTGCACTGCCCTCATGCCCTTGAATTTTAAAATCAATCGCTCCAGATGTATCTTTAAAGATAATTTCACCATTTGAACATTCAAAGATATTATCGGTAGCGTTGTGATGGATCAGTAAATCATTACCTGTTCCTAATTTAATTTGTGAATTATCGGATAAATCTACATTACCAGTTGTAGCTATATTTTGAGATCCAAAATCAGGGTCAATTTTTGTTCCGGCTATCGCTGCGTCTGATGTTACAGAGGCATTTACTACTGAATTGCTCGCTAATTTATTAACATCAACAGCATCATCAGCAATTTGACTATTAGTAACACCACCTTGAGCTATTTGAGTTGAACTTATAGCACCATTAGCAATTTTTGCTGAAGTTACAACCCCATTATCAATAGTAAAAGTTGCACCGCTATTGCTGACAGTAATATCACCTTTATCTCCATCACTTAGTCCACCACCGATTTCAGCTACAGAATTATCATCTTTTTTTGTAAATAATTTAGCTGTATCGGTTCGTAATGCAACTTCTCCTACCGCAAGATCACTAGCACCTGGATCGCTACCAGAACCTCTTTTTAACTTAATTGTGTTTGACATTGGCTGACCTCCTTTAAATTAATTTTTAGTAAGTTCCTCCATCTATATCGAAACCAGATGTCGAACCATCCTCTAAAAATGTCACCAGATCAGATAATGCTACCTGTTTCATAGTTCCAGCATCATTCATTACTAAACGATCAGCAGTTGCCAAAGTCGTTGAGGTGGCAGAAGTATCACCATCCATGATGTTCAGTTCAGCAGTCGATACTGTTGCTCCATCAAGAATCGCTACTTCTGTCGAAGTTAAAGCAGCTAAAGCAGCAGAAGCTCCAGATTGACAGCCAGATAAATTAGCCAAATCTGCATCATAAGCTTGAACATTAGTTCCAATAGCAAGACCTAAAGCTGTTCTAGCTGCACTCGCACTTGTAGCACCTGTTCCACCGTCACCAATCGCAAGTGTTCCTGTAATAGAACTAGCAGCCAAATCAACAGCTAATTCAGTTGATTCAATTACCAAACCACCATTTGCTTTAAGATCAACACTTAGTTCATTGCCAGATTTATCTAATCCATCTCCAGCCGTTACGTTACCACTAGAACTAAAAGTACTAAAAGCTAAATTATTTGTTCCTACAACAGCAGATCCTTTGTTAGAGGTACAAACAAATCCAATATCAGCATTAGTTGATCCTTGTTCAACAAAAGCAAATGCACCAGCAGCATCAGCCCCAGTTGCTAAGTCATCAGCCCTTGCTGGTGAACTTCCTACAACATAAATTCCATTTTGTGTAGCTGTGCTTTGGTCTTTAACAAGAACTCTATCTCCATCTGCAAGAGTTACTCCATCAATAGAATCACCACTATTTAAAGCTGTTGCGATAGTAATGTTTGCTGTTGTAGCTGCAACGACACTTCCTTTAACATCTAATCCTTCTGAAACAGAATCTACATATCCTTTTGTCGCAAAATGAGCATCAGAAGTAGGTGTAACTCCAGAAACAGTACTTGTTGCACTCGCTAACTGGTCAAGTCTATTGGTGCGAACCTGAGTATCAAAATCACTTACTTTTGCTGCTGTTATCGTTGGAATATCTGCTACAACAAGTGACCTAAATGTTGGAGCAGCATCACTTCCAGTTGTAGGGCCTGATAATACTAAGTTTGCTCCTCTTACTGTTGCCTTATCAAAAAATGCTCCCTTACCACCAATAGGAATAATACTTGTAGCTGAACCTCCAGATCCTCCTGTACCCGTACCATAAACTAGAACTTCATCACCTTCTCTAAATGCAACTTCAGCATTTTCTAATGACGTTGGGTTTGATGACCCTGTTGATCTTTTTATTCTAATCGTGTTGGCCATTAGAAGTTACCTCCATCTACGAGTGTAAGTTTAGTTGTTGTAGTGTCTGCTTTAAAGTTACCAGATGTGGAATCATAGTACAGTACTGATCCATCAACTTTTGCAGAAGTATCAAAAGTTATCCCAAGAGTTCCTGCTGGACCTTGCGGGCCTGCTGTGGTGATCTCAACTGTAGTTACGTCAGAAACCTGTGAAACTACAACTTGATTAGGACTGCTCATGCTGTGTAACCCTCACTTATAAATAGTTTACCCTCTAAATAATAGTTTTTGCTACCACCTGGTTCTGTTAACAATACGTCATAAAACAAAATACTTGGAGTAAAAGTTGCAGTATCAGTGTCAGACAAAGAAATATCAACGATTCCACCTGATCTATTGGTATAAGCAACTGTCCAATCTGCATATTTTGTGGAGCGTGATTCATCGTAAACTTGTGCAGCCACAGTATATCCAGTTAAATCTATAGCCGATCCAGTAGAATCTTTGAATGTTAGTCTGATAGGAAAGTCTGCTCTTCTATCAACAGTAAAATTCTTTTTTCCTGGAATAATTGCCATTTATTTAAGGTTTAGGATACTTAGCTTTCACAGCAGCAACATGATCTTTCCATGTAGTTGTACCATTTATAGCATCTTTATACTGCATATCTAATTGGTCGCCTATAGGGGCATAAATAGTATCTGTTGTACCAGCTTCCCCAGTTCTCTGACGTTGATATAAAGTTGCAGCAGCTTCAGCATCTAAAGTGGCTCTAGCTGCATCAACTTGTGCTTGGTCAACAGCTACAGTAACTCCATCTGCGTCATAATAATCATCAGAGATAGTTATGACACTTGGATATGCCTTCCTTACTGCTTCGTGATCGACATTCATTACGCTGAAACCTCCAAAGCGATAATTGCACCAGTGGTTCGTTTTCCAAAAAAGAACTCACCACCATTTAATCTTCTAATAAACACATTATAAGTCACTGAACTTGTTGTGTTTGGACTGTCAATAAACTCGCAACAAATCGTGCTTTCTAAATTATTTGAATCTTCTTCCCCTAGCATTGCTGCTCCATCACCACCTTGAGGATCTATATTTGTACTTGATCCTCTGTAGATAGTAATTGCACCTCCAGCAGAGTTTTGATTATTATTAAACGCTACTCCATAAGCTCTAACAATAATCTTATTGTCTGAAGATTGAGGAGTAATCGTTATAGATAAACCAGATGATACGAAACTGTCACTTTGCGTGCTTCTAACAGACGAATTTGAAGCATATTTGTATTGAATTATTCCACCTTGAGATCCTGATGGGACTCCATTTCTAGGAATGATGCTGTCAACTTTAATCTGACTCATAATCTTTTTAGCTTAAGTTCATTATATACCGATTTAAACTACAGTCCATGATTGACCACTACCTACTGTAACTGTAACTCCATTTTGAACGGTTACTGGCCCTGCACTCATAGCGTTCTTACCAGCAGTAATTGTATAATCTTGAGTTACAGTCTGATCATTTTCATAAAAAACCTGATCATTTCCACCACCAACTGCTCCACCACCAACAGAAGCAGCCCAACTTAATGTTCCCGAAGCATCAGATACTAAAGCATAACCAGCAGCAGCAGCATCGGTAGCTGGTAAAGTCCATACAACATTAGTCGAAATTGTAGCTGGAGCTTGAAATCCTACATAATGACTACTATCAGCATCAGCAAATCTAAGATCATTTTGTGCTTGGAGTGTTAAACCATTAGAATCCATTATTAATCTTTCCGTTCCACTAGAAGAAAATCCCATTACGTTTGCAGATTTTCTAAACAAACCTAGATCTGTATCTGTATCGAAACTTAACGCAGGAGTTGAGGCACTACTAGAATCATCTATCAGCAATTGGCCTGTCATTGTACCGCCAGCTTTTGATAAGAGACCTAAATTAGCTTGATCTATATTTCCTATTTCAGTAAATCCACCATTTGATGAATTTCTTATTTTTAAAATATTTGTAGAGGTATTCAAAAAAGGCATACCAGCTACGCATTGGCTTGTACTTAAATCACTAGAATTTGAATTACTTGATTGAATCGCAGCAAAAACAGCATTTAAATCAATTCTTACGTTTGCTCCAGAGGCATTTTCAATTGTGTAATTTGTGACGGCAGCCATAGTTAATAACTATTTTTTCTCATGTTAACCTCCTTTACCAAAACCAACAGCACTATAGGTAAAGTTCCTATCAATACTAGCATTACTTGAGTTCTTAAAATGAACTGTAAATCCAGTTCCAGATATGCTACTAAGCTCAAAATAATCGCCTGATGCCATATTTTGTGGAGAAATATTAACAGAAGGCAAGAAACTATTTAGATTACCTAAAGCAGACGTTCCAACAAAAAATGGTGCAGTAAATGTAACGGCTTTTGCTCCTGCTCCAGATGCAATAACAGATGATTGTTCAGTTCTTGATGGCATAGTTGCCGTGTATCCTCCTTGCTGTAAATTCATATTTTGAGCACTATCGGCTGTTTCTAGAATAATTCTGAATTGAAATCCTCTTGCTTTAAAAGTTCCATTAGCAAAATCATTGAAACTTGAATATGTCGGAGAGCCACTAGGATCATCAGATGTGGTTCGCACAGCTATTTTTGCATTGGCATCATTAGCAACAGTTCCATCAAAATCTGTCCAAGTATCTATATTATCTGTTCTGTTATCAAACAAATCTCCAGTATAAAAACCAACTCCTTGAAAATGACGTTTTAAAGTAAGAGAAAATACACCGCCAAGATCCAAAGTATCTTTAAAGTCATAAGTACCTCTTAAACCTCTAGCAACAGAAACATTACCAGTATGAGTGCTTCCAGCGTCCAAAGCTTTCTTTGCTGTAACTGTGAAAGTATTTGCATCTGGCACAGTAACAATAGTAAATTTTCCGCTTATCGCATCTCCAGTTGAATAAGTAAATTCTAAAATTTCACCTACGCTCAAACCATGTGAACTAATCGTACAGGTTACTGTAGTAGAACTGGTTGCCTGACTATACGTTCCCGTTATAACTGCTGCTGGATTTGTAAGAATTAATCCACCTTGAGTACTATTGTATTGAGTATTGGTAAACAAGCTACTGGTCGTATTGTTCCAAGTGGGAGAATCGGTGTCTTCTCTGTCTGTCTTTACAGTTATAGAGTCTAATAAGTCAACAAGAGAAAGATTTACACTAGCTGCATTTTCACTAAATCTACCGCCATCATCTTGAAATTTAAGTAGATATGTTCCAGCTAATGCTGGAGCTATAACTTCTGTTGTGTTACCAGATACAGCTTCAATAACATCTTGTGCAGATTGAAATGTAGCAGATCCCCCAGTTTGATTTGTATGACGTACATAAACCCGACCTCCGTGAAGAACATCGACAGCAGTAGCCTGGGTAAATCTTAATCTTACAAACTGTTCATTTATAGGCTCGATAGTTAAATTAGCAACATCTTCTGGTAATGCTGTTTTACCTATAGCAGTAAATGTAACTTCGGCTGGATTTGTTGATAAACGTAAAATATTACTATATGAAAATACTTGAAATGTATATTCTCCTGGAGGAGTGTCTAATAGTTCAAAGTCACTACTGAAAACAACTTGTGAAACATAGTTTCCATTTTCTATTTTGTAATTTACTAGATATTGCGTTACTCCTTCTATTGGTTGCCAATCTACAATTAATTTACTTCTAGCAATATTATTTATAACTACTGTTCTTTCAGTAACAGTAAGACTACTTGGTGGTGAAGGTGGTTCATTTAAAATACTTACAGTTCTAGTAGGTAAAGCAGTTCCGTCTTCTATAAAAGCAAACTTACCTTCAACGTAAGTTAAACCAGTAATTGTATAGTTTAGTTCATTTGATTCCTCTACTTGAATAACCTTAAATAATTGAGTTTTTAAAGTCGTACTAGATATTAGATAAGGAGAATTTGTACTTGGTGCAGAAGTAAAAGCAGAAGCAGTTGTACCATCGGGTTTGGTAACGCTGTTTACGGTGATAACTGCCCCAACAATGTTTGATATTGAACCTACTTCAACTGTTCCATCAGAAAGAATAACACTTATTGTAGGACTATCATTTAAAGCTGGTAAAGTTGTTTGTGCCTCTGCGTCAATAGTAACCGTGGTAGTCGTTGCAGATACTACACGACCTCCTCTTCTTGCCCCTGCCCGCACTGGATCGTTAACTTCAATAACAGAACCAGGTCTAACCAGTATTCCTGAGTCTATCGAGGTTGTAAAAGTTACAGTTTCAGATTGGTTTTGTTCAGCGAAAAGAATTGAACGACCTAATCTTGCAGCTTGATTACGAGAGGTACACGCATATGCTTTTACTGTTTTTAAAATTACTCCAAATTTTGCTATAGCAGCAGCATCTTCTACAACCTCAAAATCTACTTCCCTAGAATCCATATTAAAATAACTAACTGATATAACACTATGTCTAGTTTTTAAGCTGCTTCCTGAATAACTAAATCCACCTTCACCTACATTTGCTAAATTGAAAAGATAACTGGCTGTTGTTGGTTTGTCCTGAACTAAAGTAATTCCTCCAGCCGACCATATTGGCATACACATCATTGCTCCTGCAATATCGTTTATTGCTGCAAATGCCTCTTTTGGAGATTGAATATTTACATTGCAACTAAACCTAGCTTCCTTTGCACCAGATCCCGTTCCATCGTCTACCTCTTCATTTGCATATTTACTGGCAGCAACAAAGCTAAACAAATCCAAATTACTATCTTCTATATGATTTCCCAGACCATACCTAGTGTTAGTGAGAAGATCTAGTAAGCACATTGCTGGGCAATTTGTATAAACAGCAGCACCCATAACACCATTGAAAATGTAACCACTTGGATAAATTATTCTGCCAGTTGCATTATCAACAGTGGGCGTACCAGAACTTGATGCTCCTGCTCCTGGTATGCGTACTTTGATTCCTCTTAATCTAAATATTCTTTGCGGTATTCTATTAAATTGCTTACTATCCATTCTTAATCCAACATAAGCTACGTCAGGATAAGTATTACTATCATCAATAACTTCTTGAAATCTAGTAAACTGAAAAGTATCTGCCAAACTTAAACCAGCATTAGGATTTCTGTCCTCAGTGACACGTAAAACTTTTATATCTACTGTTGTGTAACCAGCAGTCAAATCAATTCTGTGATCTCTTGAATAAGCATCTCCAGTTCTACCACTTACAGAAGAAACAACTTTATCTACAAAACCACCTGAGTCATGTTGGATTTGTATTTTATATTCAACTGTTAATCCTCTTAAGTCACCATCTTTAAATGCTTGCTGAAGTTGAGGCCAAGTTAAAGTAACAATTACTGCATCAACATCAGTATTGGTAATCTGCCTGGTTACAGGAACAGCATTAGTTACAGTAACTCCTACATTAGTCGGACTTCTACTTTCAGAGGGAAGACCACCCATCTTTGATTGATTACTTGTACCAAATTTTTCTCTGAAAATTAAATCTTGATAATTAAAATCTGTAGTTGCTGGACTACTACTATTAGCATTTGGCTGCAATATCGCAGTATCGTCTAAAAATACATCTTTTAAACTAGCATTTCTATATTCAGTAGTTCCTTTTGTAAGTCCTTCTTTCGATGCACTTGCAAATCCTTCTATCTCTCCTTCAGATAAAACGTCTTGGATAGTTGCAAAGCTTCTACTATGTAAAGTATCAGGAGCACGATAAGGAGGGGGAGGTGGTTTTGGAGGGCCACCACCAGATCCTTTAATAATTTTTGTTTCGTCAGTCATGCTCGTACCTCATTAGTATCAATAGCAGCACTTATAACTAAACTTCCAGTAAAAATTTCACCATAAACAATGGGAATAGGTGTTCCTGCTCTTGAAGTATTTTGTATTCCACTAAAACTAAATGATAATTGAGGGTCTGCCTCTGAATTAAACTGTTGCGGTTCTGGGGTAGGAGTCAACATTTGACTTACTCCAGTTAATGCTAAAGCAATACCAATATTACCTATTGATGCCATAAAAGGACTTGCTAATGCTCCACCTGTACCAGCAAATTGCAATCCTACCAATCCAGCCCCAGGAGCTAAAACTGCAAGACCGATTAATAACACACCAGCTAAAAATTTACCACTACCTCCAGCCCCTTGAATCACAGGTACGAAATGTATATCTTCTTTACCTATTGGATAATGTATTTCTTCCTTACCAATATCATTATCACCTACTTTTACTTGATAATAGTTAGGACTCATATAACTTTCTAATTCTGGAAAATTGTGAATTAAAAAACTTACTGCTTTTCCAACAGTGTTAGCTTCTACCTCAAATTCTTTATGACCAACAAATTCAGCTAATTTTCCATACAATTTTACTTTACGAAGCATAGCGTAACCTCTTTCCA